GATCTAATCCAGATGAAATTTCATCCACAATAGTTTCAAAATTACTGCTACTAGTATCTAGTTGCAAATAAAGATCCTGTAATCCAATAACATCATTTGAAGCAGGTGTCATCGATATTTCAATTATTGTCTGCCCATCTTTTAATTTACCACTTACCACATTGATTGGATTTATAGTAATTATACCTCTTGTATAATCAACACTACCAACACTCCTTCTAACAATCGTTGGAGATTGTGAATTGACTGATGGAAGAGTGAACATGAATAAAGATCCTGTAGTGCCTCCTGGGTTTGGAGCATCAGAGATATACACTTCTTCAGCAATGTTACTCACCCTAAAAGAAGTAGTTTTAATATTAAATCCATCTTCATTTTGAATATAGAATGCATTACCAAAACCAATTTGATACTCTGCAAAAGTATTTAACACTACTTTAAGATCTCTTCTCATATTAACAGTAGTAATGTTTGATGTTACAGACTCATGACTGTCATCAATTACTTTCAAAAATTTACTATACTTAAATCTAGCACCATACTTGTTCATTTCTGTAGATTCTGCATATTTTTCAGCATTATTTTGAACAACACTAGAAACATATGCCCCAGATGGTGCTAAATTTGAATTATAATAAACTTTTGCGTCAACTTCAAGATAAAGATACTTCAGATCAAGAATTTCTGGAACAATTCCTGCAACTGCATATTTTTTTAACTTCATCTTAACATTTTCTTTCGCTAAATTGGAAAGAAAGTCGCCAGTTCTTGGTTTTATACTAATAAAAACTTTTCCATACTGTGGAGGAACTAATTCTTCTCCACCAAACACAGAAATAGATTCTGTATTTGGATAAATCTTTGCTGGAATTAAAGTTTCATAATCATTTGGCGTTACTGCACGATTTTGTGTCGAATATATTCTTGGTGCAAACTTTTTAACAGATTCTACACTCTCAATATTATCTCCACCAGTTGCAAACGACTGTGGTGTTAAAAGAGAGATTCCAGAAGTAATAGTATACTCTTGACCATTCCTTGTATACGTTAATTTACCAGAAAATGTGAAACTAGAGACACCATTTGCTGCATCACCATTTGTAATTAAATAATTTGCAGTAATAAAATTGCCTTCTTCTAATTTTCTTCCAAAAACACCATCACCAAAGAAAATTTCATACCTTTCATCTTCAATTTCTTGTAAAAAGTAGATATTTGATGAAGAACCAACTTCAAATAAACTGTCTTGTAAATTATACTTTACTTTTGAAGTAGATTGTTCGTTAGATCTAACAGAAACATTCAATAAATTAGTATCAATACCAGTATTTGGTAAAACATATCTCTGATTTGCATTTCTAGAAGTATAAGTAAAGTTTTTTGTTAAAACTGTACCTTGATAAACGGGAATATTAATAAAAGTTGCTATCTGATTAAAAACTGGAACGGTAATATCATCAACAATCGAGAAAACAAACGATTGTGAAGAACCAGAACCAGTTGATGCAGCAACAGCACCCTTTTTAAGAGTGATTGATGATGGAGTTGGACTAATATTTGAGGTATTTACTTCAAAAGTAATATTTGCTCTTGCTGCTTTCTTTGAACGAGGAATATATCCAATATTTCTTGCTAAAGAAACTACATTTTCACGTAGAGTAGCACTATCAATAAACACTTCGTTCGCAACCATGTTTGCGTTATACGAAGATGTGTAAGTATTATATGCTAAAACATCAATAATCGTTGCCAGATTAGATCCTTCGAAATCATAATCCGTAAAATCTGAATTTGCCTTCAGATAATCCTTTAGTGATGTTTTAATCTGGTCAAAATCCAGATTAGAAAAGTTGACTAGTGCCATTTTTACCTAGTTGGTTGCAAAACAAACTGTAATTCCTGTGGAGGAACGTCTGCTCCTATGATTTCGTATGCGACAGAGACATCATATGAGTTGTTTTCAGGGTCAGGTGTAGCAGTTACACGATATAAATTTACTCTTGGTTCAAATCTATTGATTGAATACTCTATTTCGTCCTTGATGGTCTCCCCTGTTAGGTCATCAATGTTCTCAAACAAGGATGCTGTGATCCTTGATCCAAAAGTTTCATCAAATGGTTTTTCACCTGGTATTGTAAAGACGATATTACGCACAGATCTTGCAATTGCCCTTTCATTTTTAAGTGTAAGGATATCATCATTCAGAGGATTTCTCTGAAATGTCATACTAACATCTTTAAACCCTTGACTTACCCTTTCTAAAGGCACAATAATACAGCAATTATGTATTATTTATCAACCAAAAAGTGGTTCTGGATTACTCTCTGGATTGAAGATCTCACTTTCTTTAATTTTATCACTTTTTTTAGGTGTTAATTTATCATTTGCAATCTCACGAAGCATTTTTTGATGCTGATCATTAGCAAGGTTGTCTAAAAAATCGTTCATTTGTTTAAAAATCGGGGATTTCGGGTGAATTTTCAATATCTTTACGTTCTTTTGCAGTTTTCCAGAAATAATTTTCATCATTTCCAAGTCCATCACGGTCATGACCATTCTCAACTTGATAATATACAGTCGAAACTTTAAAATCTGGAATCTTTGGTTCCTCTGGTGTTAAACTATTATCATAAATTCGTGTCCTATTATTAGGATACAATGCAAACTGCCCATTATCTAGTTCAATTAAATTATGTGACTTGTGTTCTGATGGATTTTCACTTGTTGCATAGTCAACTGCATCAGGATCTTGATGATAATTATCAATTGTACAAATATATGTACCAGTTTGTGGTCCATAATCTCTTGTATAACATTCGTAGTGCATACTACCAATAAATTGTTTCTGCACTACAGTTACACCATAATCCATACAATTCCAGAACTGTAGGTTATGGAGTGGCATATCAGGTTTAGGCATCTCTGGAGACGCTACAAACGCGCTTATAGGCAGTTTATCATACATTGCTGCATACTCTGGTAAATACGTTTCAAAATAAAAAGCACGCCCAGGTATCGATTTAACCGATACCCAGACGCCCTTTACATATTCGCCATGACCACTTTGATGATCAGTGAGATATTCTTTTCTTACCCATACTTCATACGAAGGTAGATTCGCAATCAAACAAGGCATAGTCTAATTAACAACTAGTACTATTTACCTTGCCCACGATAACGCTTCTTTGCTCCATTACGAGACGACGCGGCGTACTTTGTATGTTTACCGTTCCCTTGACGAGTGTTCTTCGGATGTGACTCCACAAACTCTGTACCCGATAATGATTTCCGAATTGCCATAATAATCTCCTAATTAAATAACACGAGTTTTTTCGTGACCAACACGAATCCGTGGGTCGCACCAGATCTCGAATCCTTCTTCCTTTGCATCAAGACAGAATGAAACATCTTCACCACACATGTCTTGTACTTGACCAGATTCAAAGACTTGCATCTTTGGTGCAAACCATGGATACTCTAGATTCTCAAACACTCCCTTCTTGATAAGTACCCATCCGAAACCTGTGTAATCTACGGTGAATGGCTTCTTGCGCTTGCTAATTGAATCAACAGTTTCATGATTCATCACTCCACCATTCGTTCGGAACTCTTCTTCCTCTAACCAATGTGCGACAGATGTTGTGTGTCCATCTTCAGTGGCATACCATCCACCAACAATTTCTTTCTCTTCACCTTCTGCAGAAATTGCCATATCACATAATTGCCAGAACTTGTTAGTGTCAAAGACAATATCCGAGTCAATCCATAACTGGTAATCATACTCTAGTTTACCATCCCATGGAATTTGCTTCGGTCCACGTAATACATTCGCACCTAAACATTTGCATCGTGCAAAGTTTACCATAGAACTATAGTCTTGACTAATCTGAATACTCATCCCATTCTGTACCATATCAAAGCACAGTTGTACAAAGTTCTTCAGAAAGATAAAAGAACATCCACGCCCTGGTAGACAAAATACAATTGTCTTCCCACGCATACGTTCTTTAATTGCTGCAATGTCCCATTCGTCTTTCTTTGAAGTAGGCGCTTTTGCCTTTACAGTAAATCCTTTTGCCATGTTTTTGAATAACCTTCAGTTCAATTCTATCAGTGTATCTATAGTATGTCAATAAGAATGTTCGTGTCCACCCATGGGGGTTTTCACTAACTCCTCATATGACAAATCCTCAAGTTGATAATCAGTTTGCATTAAACCAACCATACCATTGAGGGTCTTCCATGTTTTATTAAATTGTGTTTCACTTAAATTGTTATATAAGCACTCTTCCTTTGCATAGATGTGATAAACCTTTTCCATAAATTTTTTTTACGCGGAATTTTTTTTAGGAATATGAATTCGCTTTTCGCATTATATATCAAGGTCGATCTGTCACCTCTGTAGGTTAGGGTAGTTTGCCTTTTTTATAACGGGGGGGGGCAACGCGGCACCGCACAACAACAACGCCGCCCATAAACACTGCTTAAATACGGTACTGCTATTCTACCAGATATGGGGCAGAGTGTCAACAACTGCCCCCCTAATCTATCAGAGTGCCATCATATGAATTCGTGTCATATAACGATCGGGGCTGATGTTGTCCATCACATCTTCAAGAACTTTAGATGCACCACCGTACTCAGTATGATAACGCTCATCAGCAAAACTATCCATAGCGCGAATGATACTAAAGTAACAATGTACGCCAGAAGGATCACGGTCTGTGAAAAGTGTAGATCCCATGCACTCATCTACCATATCTGCCCATTGACAGTTAGGATAGAGATTCTCATAGGTTTGAATCATGAACTCAAACTGCTCATAAGTAAACG